TCGGCTTCCGGCGAGATGGCTCGGCAGGCTGACCGGCTTGGGGGGATATAGGGGGGTTATATTCGCGGGAGGGTGTGGGTGGTTGGGGGGTCTGGGGGGAAGGAGGGAGAGGGAGGGAGGCTCCTTCATCCTGTAACGTCTCGTGACGTTCGCGAGCCGTTACATAACGTTTTTCCCGCCATGCAGAGGCCCAAGCGGCGCCCTTCCATTCCTCGACAGTCCGGCCGCTCTTCGCCTGATTGCAGGTTGAACAGGCAGCGACAAGGTTCGCCTCGTCGCTACCGCCGCCTTGGATGAGCGGGTCGACATGATCGCAGCAAAGTCTGCTTTCAGACCCGCAATACGCACATGCGCCGTCGCGTTCGATGATCCGGCGTGAAAGCGCTCTCCACTCCGTTGTGGTGAGCCCCGAAGCTTCCAAACGCTCACGGTATCGAGCCTGCCTCTCGGCGCCACGCGTCCTCTCTCCACTCGCTCGCACAGTCTTCTGCCCAGCCTGTTCGATGGCCTCGACAGCAATGGCGATCACCTCAGGCGTCGCGCCCGCTTCAACCAAGCGCCGGACGGTGTCGGCTATGCTCATGCCGCGCTCCTGTCAGTGATGAGGTCGATCTCAGCCCGGTACTGCTGGGGCTCGGAGCCCTCGGAGCCGTGGCGGTTCTTGGCGATGATGACGTCCATCACCGTGCGCTTCAGGGCGACCTCGGCCTCCCAGAGCATGTGTTCTTCGGTCCCGGCCTTCGGCTCGGCCTTCTGGAGGTAGTAGACCTCGCGGAAGGGGAAGAGGACGGCGTCGGCATCCTGCTCAATGGAGCCGGACTCCCGCAGGTCCGACAGCATCGGGCGCTTGTCGTCGCGCTGCTCGACCGAGCGGTTCAGCTGGGACAGCAGGATGATCGCGATCTTGGCTTCGCGGGCGAGCGTCTTCAGAGCCCCGGTCATCTCGGCGATGGCGGACGCCTCGTTGCGCCCAGCCAGGGCAGGACGGCGCATGAGCTGGAGGTAGTCGATCCCGATGGCGGCCAGGTCGCCGCGGCGCTTCATGGCCCAGACGGCGCGGGAGACGTCCTCGACGGACACCCCTGCCCTGTCTCGCAGCCAGAGGTTCTTCGGGATCTCGCCCTTCACGGCATGAAGGGTCTGCAGGTCGAACGAGGTCAGCGGCGCCACCTTGGCGATGTCCGAGAAGCTGACGGGCTGCTCATGGGTGGCCGTCAGACGTGACAGGGCCCGGTCGTTCAGCTGGTCGGTGTCCATCTCCAGCGAGAAGCCCGCAAACAGCTTGGTCGGGTTACGCAGGGCGGCGCCGTAGAGGACGTTGCCGAGCAGCGCCGTCTTACCCATGCCGGGGCGCCCGGCCATGACGATCACCGATCCGGGCATCAGGCCGCCGAGGCGCTTGTCGATCGATGACAGACCGGTCTGCACGCCCTTGGGCTTGCCGGTAGCGACTTCCAGCTCCAGCCGGTCCATGCGGGCCAAGGCGGCGTCATGAGCGTTCACGAACAGGGCGTCTTCGGGCGCAGCACCGCGCTCTGCCGCTTCCAACTCGGCGCGGGCCTGGGCGACGGCCTGATAGCCAGTCACTTCCGGGTTGCGCGCCTGATGCATCGTTTCGGCAGCCATCTTGATCAGGCGCCGGCGCACGGCCGTATCCGCCACCACGGCGGCGTAGTCGCGGGCGCGGTTTGCCGGCGGCGCCCGGTCGACCATGTCCATCAGGTAGAACGGCCCGTCGAACTCGATAAACGCCGGGTCGTGTTCGAACTCAGTCCGAAGGATGGTCGGGTCCGCCAGCTTCCCAGCCGTCACAAGCCCGTCGATGGCCGCGTAGAGCCGCTGGTGGAACGGCTCGCTGAAGTCCTCGGCCGTGACGACGTCATGCACCTGCCGGTGGACGTCATTGTCGAACATCAGCTGGCCCAGCAGGGCTTGCTCAGCTTCCAGGTTCAGCGGGAGCGCGTTGGCCGCATCTTCGGCGTCGCGGGGATCATCCATCATGCCGCGCGCTCCGTGTCGAAGAGCGGCCCCGACCGGATGGCTTCGGCACGGCCGACGGCGGCGTCCGCCCAGCGGTTCAACTGTTCAGCGATGGCTGGATAGCGCTTGGCGCGGGATTTGGCCTCACGGCGAAGCATCCGGGCGTAGTTCAGTTCGAGGTCGAGAAGGTCGCGACGGTTCATGCTCCTGCGACCTCCATCAGCCTTTCTAGAACCGTAGCTCGGCCGGGCTCAGGCAGGGCGTATCCAAAGCCCCGGTAGGTCTGAATGAGACCGCCCAGGCCCACGTCCTCAAGGCTTTCCCTCAGAAGGCAGATACGCGTCTTGGCGACGTTGCCGGGATCGACGGCTTCGCTTTGGCCCATCCATGCACGGGCGTTGGCGATGGACTCGTAGCTGATCGGCACGCCGGAGGCATGCAGCAGCGCGCATAGCGAGGCCGCCTTCGTACGGGTGCCGAGAAGCTGAAACGCAGCGACTTCAAGGCCCAGCCTCTCTAGGGCGTTCATACCTCACCCCCATCATTCGCCGCCGTCAGTCTGCTCCAGGCGTGTTCAGCAGCCGCGTTCTTCACAGCCTTGGGCAGGCGGTAGATCGCGAACACATCGGCTGCGACCGAGTTGAGCGCGGTAGCGGTCTCGACGCGGCCGATCAGGGGCCAACGGAACTCTGCGGCGATGTCGATCAGGTCGCCCAGAAGCGCCGCCTGTTCCTGCGGATCCGTCACGTCCTGCATGAGCGAGCGCACTGTCCGGCGCGCGGTCATGCGCAGGAACATCGCGCGAGACGAGCGGGCCTGTTGGTTGGTCGCGTTCTCCCGGCTGCGATCGATCCGTTCAACGAGGTACTTCTCACGCTGGCTCACGCAGCCCTCCCCTGATCCCAGGGGGTGGACTCCGCGCGACGGGCCGGGCGCCGCTGACCGAACCCGAAAGCCTTGGACGCGGCGAGCACCCTGCCGACCGCTCGCTTATGGTGTGTCGGGCAGTAGGTCTCAGTCGCGCCGGTGGCGTTCGGATCGACCGGCTGACCGCAGCACATCTGTCCGGCGCCCGAGACCTCTCCGACCGGCCATGAGCACTGGAACCGGCGGCGGTCGATCAGCAGGATCGAGGTGTCATTCGCAGCTTCGGCAAAGCCGTCGATGATCCCGGCGCCATGCTTTGCGAAATGCTCGCGCTTCTTGGCCGCCTCTTGGGGGCTGGAAGGCGCGAACCGGCCGAAGCTGGATGCAGGAGCAGGCTTGTCGATCCTTATCCCGCCGGTGCTGCGGTTGCGCTTCACGGCTGGGGCGCGGCCAGTCGAAGCCGGGGGAGACGCCTTCGCCTCCATGCGCTCGCGCGTCAGACCAAGACGGTGCACCTTGGCGATGACAGAGTTTCGGGATCGGGACGGCAACACCCGCGCGATCTCCGTGGCCGAGTTCCCGGCCAGCCACATCTTCTTCATCGTCTCGATTTCGTGGTCGTGCCACGCGTTCAGGATCGTGCTCATGCGGCGGCCTTTCGAAGGATGGTGGGAGAGATTTCGACATCCACGCCCGGCACCTCGGCGTAGCGCTTGCGGGCGATCAGGCTGACGACCAGGGCGTCGTCTCTGAACGCGACCTTGTTGCAGCCGTCGAGAACGGCCTTCACGACATTGTCGAGGTCGGGGAGCTTGGTCGGGGCCATTTCGCCCGCCAGCATGGAGGCGCGCTTCTTGCGACTGCTGGACGCGGCGGGGGTCATGCGGACGGTGACAACGACCGTCAGGGGGCAATCGAGCGGCGCCCTGCCGCCGAGAGCGCGAGACGCCGCCAGCTTGACGAGGTTCTCGTAGCTGGCGGTCTTGCTGTCGGTGAACATGCGAGCATGGCCGCCAATGGTCGTGGCGCGGGGCCGGCCCTTACCGCGAGGGTCGCCCGGAATGGTAAAGGCCAGCCCCGACATCAGGCGGCCTCGCTTTCGTCGTCCAGGCGCCCGTCGATCTCGCGCGCGTCAGGCTGGTCGTCGTTGGCCACGTCCTCGATGTCGATCTGGTCGTCATCGTCGGTGACTGGCGCCTGCGCCAAGCGGGCGGCAAAGGCGCGGCGGACCGTGGCCTGCCCTTCCTCATGGCCCTCGCCATAGGACTGGATGCAGTCGTGCGGGCATTCCTTGGGCGCCTCGTTCGCCCAGCCCTTGCCGGCCAGACCATCGCGGAAGCCGATGTTGCGCCACTTCAACTGTTCGCGGACCGGATCGGGCGTGGCGTCGGTGCCGTACAGCTCCAGTTGCGAACCGATGGGCTGGCGCATGGCTTCGGCGAACCAGTCACGCTCAGCATAGAACTGCTTGACCTCTTCCGGGGTCCATTCAAGCAGGCGGACCTGTTCGTCGAGAACGCCGAGCTTGATGCCCTTCGCCTTCAGGCCTTTGCGGAACGCGCTGACTTCGGCGTTCAGCTTCTTCCGCTTCTCGTTCCACTGGACCATTTCGTTTGCGGCCATGCGGATGTCGTCATGCGACGGCATGCCGTTGTCCGGCTCGTTCGGAATGGCGCCGATCGTCCCTTGAACGTCGGGGTACTGGTCATTGTCAGCTTCGAGCTTCTTGGCCATCTGGCCCTCCATCAAGACCGCTCAACGGGGCGGTCAGTCCCGTTCGGTCACGCCGCTCGCTGCGGAGTGGGAGTTGCGGCCTCAATGGCTCGGCGGACGCCGCGCACCCGCTCAAGGGCCTCTTCGGCGTCACGCTCGGCCGCCGCGATGGCGTCGAGGTCGTTGTTGGACAAGCGCCCGTCCGCCAGCGCCTCGCGGACGACGGCGACGACGTCCATGCTCTCCTGGGCGAGGTCGAAGGCGAGTTCTTTCAGGCAACCCGTGAGCGGCTTGGGCTTGCAGAGGTCCGCCAGGGCTGCGCTGTAGATCGCCCTCCCGCAATGACGCTCCAGATCAACCATCACGTCCGCCGGCATCGTCGACGGCTCATTGGGGTTCTCGTAGTTCGACAGCGACGACCTGCGGACCCGGCACGCCCTCGCCGCCTCCTCCAAGCCTCCACAGGCTTCGATGAGCTCTCCGGCGAGCCGGGCGTGTTCTCTGTGGCTGATCTTGTTCACTGGACGTTCCGTGGTCGTTTCCAACTGACCCGCGCTCTCGCTCAGGCGACGGTCGGGGTTGGCTGTTCGGGAGAAGGCGGTTGGGTTTCGTCGTTCGCGGCATTCGGCTTTTCAGCGGGTACGCGACCGAAGAAGGGAGCGAGCGTCCCCTGCGTGAGATCACGAGCCTTTGCGGCCTCACGCTCGGCGGCGAGGACTTCGCGGATAGCGTCGATCTCGAAAGGAAGCGCGCCGGTGATCGTCGCCAGCACCTTCAGTGCATCCGCCTCGCGACCTTGGACGGCCAGTTCATTGGCGCCGATGATCAGGCCGTAAACCGTCCCCGCGTTGATCAGGGCTTCCTGGCGTCGAAACTGGAGGGCGGCCGATGACAGCATGTCACGCCGCCTCGCTGGCGGGGGCGTCGTCGTTGGCCGGGATGGCCGCCGCCGCGTGGGCCAGACGCTCCAGAGTCGCCACCGCGCGGGGGCGCCAACCTGCTTTCTGCCAATCGATCAGGGTGGTGTATGGGACGCCGGATCGACGGGAGAGCGCAGCTAGGCCCTCCGCTTTGGCGGCACGCTCAATCTCGGTTAGGGCCGTGGTGACGTGGTTCATGGCCCATATCTACGGAATATCGTAGATGTTTGCAATAGGAACTACGGAACTTCGCGGTTACGGGAATCCGTATTGCCTGCAACACTTACAGGCAATGTCACTCCAGGATGTTCGACGCGAGAATTTTATCGCTTGGATGAAGGCGAGCGGCCTCAACCAGAGCCGCGTGGCCAGCGCATCCGGCGTGTCTTACAACACCATCAGGTCATACGTCGGAGACGGAACGGGCAAGCAGACAGCCAGCCTCACGGGCGTCAATGAAGCCAAGATTGCCCGCGCGTTCGACCTGTCCGTGGAAGACATTTTTGGCTCCGAACTGGAGGAGCCCGAGCGCAACCATCTCGCGGCTTGGCGCAAGTTTCGCTTCATGACGATCGACGAGTTGGCCGACAAAATAGGTGTGCCGCCCGCCACGATCGAACTGCTTGAAACTACGCCTCGGCCTCCGTCGGACAAGTGGCTTCGACGCTTGGCCGTACCGCTCGAAACGACCGCTGGATTCATTCTGGATTTCGATCCGACCGACGTCGACACTGCTGCGCTGGAGGCCGCCCTCTCAGTGGTGCGCCCAGCGGAAGCGAAAGTAGCTGAGCGAGCCGAGGCGCGGCGCACCGGAACGACCGGCTAACCATTCACGCTGAATGTCGGCAGAGCCTTGGGGGAGAGGCAATGTTGAAGTGGCCTTTAATCGCGTCGGCTATTGCCGCGCTCTTTGCAACGACCGCGAGCGCCCAGGCTTGGCGCGTAGAAACCGATAGGGATGCGTTCACGGACGAACGTCGTGTCCGGGCGGTCTACCATTCTCGTCAGATATCAGTGGCGGTTCGCTGCAACGGCGGCATCCTCGATGCAATCTTCGCTGTCGGCTATATCGGCGAGAGTGACGCTACCGTCAGGTACCGCGTCGATCGCGGCGAGGTGTTCTCTAACGTGTGGGACGCCGCCAGTTCACGAGACGCTCTTTTCGCCTGGGATCCGGGCGAGGTTGGAAGGCGCATGGCCGCTGGCTCCTCTATGGTGTTCGAGCATGACGACTTCGCCGGAACTCCCCACCGCTACACAGTGCCGTTGAGCGGCTCTGGCGCGGCTATCCGCCAGGTCTTCACGGCATGTGATGTGCCCATGACCGACCCCAAGACGCAGGACGGGGAGATTTGGACTCGCGTGGTCGATGAAGTCGACAAAATACCGCGAGGTGACCTCCTCACGCTTCAGTCGATCTTGGCCGGTGTCGGCTACGAAGTCGCAGAGGATGGCCGCCGATCCCTGGCGACCTACCAGGGGCTCTCAAAATTCTATTCGACGTACTGGCGCGGTTGTGAGGCGGGCATAGACGTAGGCTCAACATGCCGATCATGGCGCTCACGAAAGGAATGGGACTCTGATTACGACTACCCCAAAGAGGCAGTTGATCTGCTTGTCGAATTCCTCGACGAGGCGCCAAAGCCAGCGGATGGCGACGAAAAATAGAGCTGACCTCCGCAACGGCGAAGAGCGCCACCTGCTGCTGACGGCGAACTGACGGGCGAGGCTAAAGCGGGGCGAGTGGGGAGGCCGAAGCCTCCCCAAGTGGTCAGTCTTCAAGCATGTCCCATTGATGGTGGACGGGAACGGCTTCGGGGAATGCGCGGTAGAAGTTGCGCTCGAAGGCTGATCGGTCCTTTGAGGCTTCTCCTATGCCGATGGTTTGCCAAAGGTGCTGGCGAAAAGCATCGATGCCGATTTCGTCCGATAGGTACTGGTGAAATTTGTAACGCCGGCTCCCCCCTGCATAAACGACCGGGTTCTTCTCCTCGAGCTTCTCGAGGATGGCGCCCCGGCTGTGCGCTAGGGGGAAATATACAAATCGTCGGATGAACTTTCCGAAAAACTGCGGGTGCTTGTTGCTGTCGGGATTGGCGCGCTTGAGCCCGTACAAACGGTAGATCATGTCGAAGAACTTCTTCGGGAATTCGCGCTGCCACTGACGGAACTCGTCTTGGATGAAGCTCTCGAAGAGCTTCCGATACTCGTCCTTCCGGCGGTCGACGTAACCCACCGCTTCGTCGACCAGGGCGATGATCCCCACCTTAGCGGCGGAGCGGATAATGAACTCAGCTTGAACCGCCAAGAAGTACTGCGATGGATGGAGGTTCTCATCATTTCGCGCCTGGATAAGAGCATCGCAGACTTCGATTAAGGTGGTGGCCTCATACCCATCTGCCAAATCCCACCCCAAGCCACGGAAATGTATCGGGTTTTCGATCTTTTTGACCAATTCTGGGGTCAAACTGGATCGTACCCCCTCTCTGGTCATTGAGCGCATGAAAGCATTACCTCCCTCGGACTTCAGCCCGAGAGCAGCGGCCATCGCACGCTTGCTGATCACGCGGCGCTTATCCGATAGGAGGTAGACGTCTAGCTCCACCTCTCCGATGATCAGCTTCCCGTCACTGTCCGCCTCTGGAAGGCGGGACGGGTCTTTGATCTTCGCCCATCGCTCTTGGGCCGCACGCTTGGCGATGGCTGCTCGTTGCTCTGAGGACAGCTTGGCGGCTCGCTCCTTCCCTCCGCGCGACTGCGGGGATTGGGGGGTGTCATTTTTAGACAAACGAATCTCCTGCTTGCTTTACAACAGAAGAAAGTATGCTTGCTGCCATAGCAAGCATTAAATGCGCCCATGGAGCGCGACATGCTTGCTTGTGTTCTATCCCTCGCCCTAATCCTGCTCCGCCGCTTTCAGCTCCGCATGCAGCATCTCAGCCTCAGCATCACACTCGGCTTTCGTCTGATCCATCCACCGGCTGATGGTTTCCTGACGCCTCACGATGTCACGTAATTGCCCCGGCAGATCATCATCGGCGGCGTCGCCTTGGGCAAACAGCGCCATGATATCGGTCAGCGTTTGCATACGCCCCATGATCACGCCGAAGCGGTAGTTGGGATCGTCCCGGATGTCGTCTTCGTCCATGGGCAGAACCTATCACCAGCGCCAGAATTAGAAACGGCGGTCCGCCGGAACCGCCGCTTACACAGCCTAGAATAGTTATGTGATCTTCTTCGCTGCGAACACGCCCAAAGCCAGGAAGATCAAGAAGATCATCACGGCGAGGCCGAAGAGGAATTTCGCGATCCCAGCTGCTGTGCCAGCGATGCCGCCGAAACCAAGAATGCCCGCGATGATGGCGACGATTGCGAATATCAGAGCCCACTTGAGCATGTCGTTCTCCTTGAAATAGCGAAGGCCCAACGAGAGGCAGGCTTGGCGGTTCCGACCTGCCCGACCTGCACTGTGGGACCGCCTCGCGTCTTCAGGTTCCCCGCTGTCCGCCAAACTTATTGTGTGGAGCGGCCGCAGGAACAGGCCCCGCTCCTGCTGATTGGCTCTACTCAACCAACAGGAGATCGCCATGACCGACGTTCCGCCGAACGACCCGAACTCTCGCAGCCCTGCCGCTAAAGACAGCCTGCAGGAGCAGGCCAGGCGCGAGACTGAGGACGCCGAACGCCGGGAACAAGAGCCTGATCCCAGCGTCACCACGCCTCAGCCTGACGAAAACCCCGATCAGCGCCGAAAGCTGGAGGAGGAAGCGGCGAAGGCTCCACCGGCCACGCCGCCGATCGCTAACCCGGACTGAGCGATCGGCAACTCAATTGCAAACGGCGGCCCCGGTTGGAGCCGCCGTTTTTCTATCGAACTCCTACTCCGGACGACCGGTCGCTGGAGCGCGCTCTTGGCTGAGATCCACGTGCGCTGGGTTCGGCGTCAAGTCTAGCATCGCGCCTGTACCCGCATCGATCCCGGCGCCGATGATGCCCCCTACAAGCACGTTCCCAGCCATAGCGACGCCGCCACCGGTGGAAACCTTGTTGGTCACGGTCACGGTGGCCGGTTGATACCCGTCGAGCGTCAGGGTCGCGATGAACTCGGACTTGCGCGGCATCTTGATCGAACAAGGCGTGGCCTGACAGTGGAAGCCGTTGGAGGTTTCGACGCGAGCGCCCGGAGGAGTGGAGGTCACTTCCCAAGCCGTCTTGGTGCCTCGCGTCACTGATGCGCAGGCAGACGTGAGCGAAGTGGCGACGCCCAGCGCCGCCAGAATGATGATCTTGTTCAAAAGGAATGCCCCGAAGTTAATCCGCCCAAGCCCCCTGCCCAGACGCATAACTTCGTCATATCACGCCGCTATCGCGCGTCTAGATAACGTAGATCAGTAACGGGCGTTTTCGACCTCCTAGGCTGCATCCTCGTCTATTTCGTCTCGTGGCAAGGGCTCCACCTGGGTCCAAACGTCGCCAGCAGCACTGCAGTCGATTTTGAAGTAGGCGATATCGTCTGGAGGAGGATCGGGCTCGATAGCCGGAGCGTCGCCAAACATCTGGACCATGCGAGGCTCCTCCCAGAGGTCGATGTCAGGGTAGCCCACCACCGAGAACACGGCGACGCCATGGGCGCCCGTGAATAGAGCCTGACCGCCTTCAATCGCGCGCTCGCGGTTCAGAAACTGATGAACCTCCCCGCCCGTCAGGCCTCCTCCTCGATGCCAAAAGGCCTGGGCGCAGTAGATCGTTTTTCGGGCCATTCTGGCTCTCCTTCCCGTCCATCGTCGCGTTAACGAATCAACGTTCGCGCCAAGAAGTCGAGTGGTGGACCGCTGGCCTGCGACCGATATTGTCGCCGCGAAGCTCCATTACGGAAAATCGTAATATGCTCTTGTGATCTACGGAATACCGTAGTATCAGTCTCTCCATCAACCGGAGAGACCTTATGTCCATCCAATCCACGAGAGACCGCGTCGAAGCGCCTGCCCTGGCAGCGAACGACGACGCGCCGAAGCTGAACAAGCGCCAAGCCTCGAAGGTCGCGACGCGCGAGAAGCTGCTGCACACCGCCCGCGTTCTCTGGGCTCCGGCGGGCAGCTACGCCCCCGTCACCATCCGCGACATCGCCGCTGCGGCTGGCATGTCGACAGGCGCGATCTTTGCGAACTGGCAGGGCAAGGAAGACCTGTGGCGTGAGGCCATGGGTTACGAGCCGCCAATGGACTGCGAGGCCGTCCGCGCCGCGCTGAAGGCCCAAGCCGCGCAAGCACGGTGGGCTGCGTGATGGGCTTCGCGACCTTCACCCCAGGCGAAGCCGTCCTGATCCCCGCGCGCGTCGTGCATCCTGTTGGCGCTGGTCTGGGCGATTGGGGCCGCGCCCTCATCGAGACTCGGTGGAGCCAATACACCCTCGCCTTCATCGGTGACGCCGTCATCAACGGCTTGGCGCGCGGCGTCATCCTCGCCCCGGCCAACAGCGGCGCGGGCAAGTGGGACGTGCAGGTCGAGAATGGCCTCGCCGGCGTCGTCGTAACCGTTCCCGGCGACATGCTCGCCTCGGCTCTTGAGCCTCTGAGGAGCGCTGCGTGATGCAACACATCTCCGAAATCATGCCCGGCGTCGTGGCCGGTATCGCCAAGGCAGGGAATGTGAACCTCGCCTTGGTCCCGCCGAGCCGCCAGCCGCTGTTCGTGGTCGAAGGTCCAAAGATTCTGGACCGCCGCACCCGGCGCCGGATGACGGTCGATCAGGCCACGCAGGAAATGCTGCGCCTCGCCGGTGAACTGGCTGCGGCCGAAGACCCTGGACTGCTGATCCCGGTCGTCAATGCGCTGGCATGGGCCATTCGGGACGCTCGGGAAGCCGAGAACGATCCCCTGCCCCCGGCAAGCATGGCGAGGGCGGCATGACGATGGCCGACTACCGCATCATCCCCTCGCATCCGTGGGAGGCCGTGCGCGAGCGCTATCGCGAACTCGCCGCCCAGGTGCGCCCGGGCGATCCGCGCGCTGTGCCGTTCGAGCCGCGCCGCCTGCCCGTGAACCTGATCCGGGCGTCCCTTCAACTCGTCGCGGGCGCTGTCGTCCTCGGCTCACTTTGGTGGCTGCTGTGAGCCAATCCATCGGTTTCATGGTCTGGAACCCGGCGCGCGGTATGCCGCACGTGGTCCATGACACCATCGAGCGCGCACTGGCGGAAGCCGAGCGTCTTACGGCCAAGAACCCCGGCGAGCGCTTCATCATCATGTCGCCCGTCATGGCGGGATCAGACGCCAGCGCTGCCAAGGCGTGGAGCGATGGAAAAGCTGAAGGGCTGGCCCAGGCGCACCGCGAGATCATGAAGGCCGAAGCCTTCTCCGATCAGTGGTGCGAAAGGGCGCAAGACTTTGAGCGCCAGCTTAATCGCTACGGCGCGATCCAGCGGAGCCAGCGCCGCTTTCAAGCCATCGTGGCGGACAGCCTACTCTGGTTCGACGGCTTCCGCGCCGCCCATTCCCCGAAGGACAGCTGGGAGCGGCCGCACGTCCCTGACCGCGAAGCCCTGCGCGAGCTGAACGCAGCGCTACAGGCGCTGGAAGCGCCGCAGTCCGAGTTTGAGGAGATCCCGTTTTGACCCTGCACAATCCCCTGCCCATGCCCACGTCGGGCAAGATCAGCGAGCCGGGCGTCTACGACCTCAGCATGGCCCAGTATCACGGCGACTGCTGCGACAGTCCTTCCGTCTCGTCCTCTGGTCTGCGCACGATCTGGGCCAAGTCCCCGGCCCACTACTTCCACGCCAGCCCGTACAACGCCGAGGCTTTCGAGCTGCAGGTCGTGGATGGCGTCGAGGTCATGGTTGCGAAGGACCAGCCTGAGCGCCCGCACTTCTCCATCGGCAAGGCGGCGCACCACCTCCTCTATCTCGGCCGAAAGGGCTTCGACGACGAGTTCGTAGTCCGTCCGTCCAAATGGAAGGACTGGCGCACCGCTGACGCCCGCGAGTGGAAGGCCGACCAGATCAAAGCCAAGAAGACAATCATCACCGACCATGAGCTGGAGCTGATCACCGGCATGGCTCGGTCGCTCGGCGCGCACCCACTGGTCAAGCAAGGCATACTCGACGGCGCGGTTGAACGGTCGCTGATCTTCAAGGACTCCAAGACCGGTGCCTGGCTCAAGAGCCGTCCCGACAACATCCCTTCGTCATCCGGCCTCTTCGCCGACCTGAAGACAACCGAGAGCGTCTCCGACGACAGCTTAGAGCGATCGTTCGCCTCCTTCGGCTACCACATGCAAGCCGCTCTGGTCGGCATGGCCTCCGAAGCCGTCCTCGGCCGCCCGATGGAAGAGTTCGCCCTCGTCTGGGTGGAGAAAGCCCCACCATTCTGCGTCCGTGTGACCGTCCTGACCGGCGAAGACCTCGACCGAGGCCGCCAGCAGCTGCGCCGCGCCATCGACCAGTTCGCCGAGTGCGTCGCCACCGGCATTTGGCCCGGCCCCGGCGGTGATCGCCAGGACGCCGAATACCTGACCCTCCCGCCTTGGGCGGCAAAGCAGATCGATCAGCGGCTCGAGGTCATCGCCGCTGAAGCCAACGACAACCATCCGCACCATGAGGCCGCCTAAGCCATGAACGCCATCGCCATCCAGGGACCGCGCCTCCCCTATCATCCTGCCGTTGAGGAGCGTTTCGGCGTCGATCAGGGCTCGTGGCGTGTTCTAACCGACGCGGTGTTCCCGGCCGCCGAACGCCCCGAGAGCATCATCATGGCGCTGGCTTACTGCCGCGCCCGTAACCTCGACATCTTCAAGAAGCCCATCCAGATCGTCCCGATCTACGACAGCAAGCGCCGCTGCATGGTCGACACCGTCTGGCCCGGCATTGCCGAGTTGCGAACGACGGCCATGCGCACCGGCTCTTTCGCCGGCTTTGATGACACCGAATACGGCCCGCTGGTCGAGGAGAGCCTCAGCGGCGTCACGGTGCGCTATCCCGAGTGGGCACAGTGCACGGTCTATCGCCTGATCGCGGGCCAGCGTGTGCCCTTTGTCGGCCCCAAGGTCTTCTGGATCGAGACTTACGCCACGGCCAAGCGCGACACGAAGGCGCCGAACAGCATGTGGGCTAAGCGCCCGCGAGGTCAGCTTGAAAAGTGCGCCGAGGCGGCTGCGCTGCGCCGTGCCTTCCCGGAGGAGATCGGGAACGAGTACGCAGCGGAAGAGGTCGAGGGCCAAGCCTTTGGCGGTGTCCGCGACGTTACCCCCCGCCAAGGCCCGAACCTCGCCGCCCGCCTGGCCGCGCCGAACGACGCGCCGCGCGAAGGCTTCTCGGCCATCCACGGCCTGAGCGACGACGACCACATTCCAGATTTCGACGCGGACACCCCCTCCGACGCCGCGTCGAATAAGCCCGCGTCTGATCCCGCCTCCGACCCATCAGACGCGGGCGACCCTTTCCCCGGCGATCTCCCCCCCGCCGAGGATACGACAGCCAGCGGCGCTGAGGCCGACGCCGATGAAGGGATGTCGCTGGCTGTCGACACTATCGCTTGGGCGGACCGGCTGATTGCGGACCTGCCGTTCCTGCGGCCCGAGCAGATCGCCGCGCTCGAAACTGACCGGAAGGAGCTGGCGAAGTTCGCCGTCCTAAAGGCCACCGACATGGCCAAGGCGCGCGAAGTCGAAGCCGCCATCACTGCCGCGAAGGAGGGCTGAGGCATGCCTCGCATCCGAGTGATCGACTTCGAGACGACGGGCATGGAGCCGCCGACCGCTGAAGTCATCGAGTACGGCTGGTGCGACCTGACCAACGATGGGTCTGGCTGGATCGTAGGGAAGCCGCAGGCTCACCTCTATAGCGTCGGGTCGATCCCGCCAGAGACCCGAGCCGTCCATCACATCACCATGTCGGACTTGGCTGACGTCGTGACCCATTTCGACGAAGCCGAGGTTCACAACCCGATCGAGGACGTGTCTGTCTTTGCGGCCCATAACCTCGCTTTTGAAGACCTCTTCATCCCTCGGCGCGCACTGCCGGGCATCTGCACCCTCAAGGCCGCCCTCCGGGTCTGGCCTGAAGCCCCCAGCCACTCAAACGGCGTCCTCCGCTACTGGCTGGAGGATCAGGGGCTTCTGTCCCTAGATCACGACACGGCCATGCCGCCGCACCGCGCCGGGCCTGACGCCTATGTCACCGCCCATATCCTGAAGGCCCTCTTTGCGGCCGGCGCCACCGGCAAGGACATGGTCGCGTGGACGAAGGAGCCGCGCCTGCTGCCCACCTGCCCGATCGGCAAGTTCCGCGGACAGAAGTGGGCCGACGTCGAGGCGGGGTTCCTGAACTGGATGCTGGCCCAAGCGACCATGGAGGAAGACCTCAAATGGAACGCCCGCCGCGAACTCGAGCGGAGGCGCGCCTGATGTCTCGCATCGTCGAAGAATGGATCGGCAAGACAGCCGACAGCGCCATCCCCGCCCGCGTCAGGGCTCGGGTGTTCGAGGCCCATGGCGGCCGCTGTCACATCTCCGGCCGCAAGATCGGAGCTGGTGAGCCCTGGGACTGTGATCACGTCATCGCCCTAATCAACGGCGGCGAGAACCGCGAGAGCAACCTCGCCCCGGCCCTTCGCGACAAGCACCGCGAGAAGACCGCCCAGGACGTGGCGACCAAGTCCAAGACCGCCCGGATGCGGGCAAAGCACCTCGGCATCTGGCCGAAATCTCAAACCCGCTGGCCCTCCCGGAAACTGGGAACGGGTCGCACCCACCGCGAGGCCCAAGACCATGGCTGAAGTGAAGCTGCCAGCAGCTTATGACGCGCTCGACTGGCGGGAGCGACGCCGAGTTCGCGAGGCGTATGTCCAGTACCAATCCGGGGCCTGCCATCACTGCAACGCGCCCCTGTCAGGCCTTCCGCCCCAGCCCATCCGCGACAAACGGATCAACTGGCGGCTGTTCCCGAAAAACTTCCTGCGTCACCCCGTTCATCTTCACCACAGCCACAAAACCGGCCTCACGATCGGAGCCGTCCACGCGCTCTGCAACGCGGTTCTTTGGCAACATCACGGAGAGTGACCATGGCTGAAGTGAAGCATACTCCGGGGCCTAAAGCCGACGTTCTGATCAGGCTGACGAACCCGGAAAGCGGGTATGTGAGCGAGACCGCTGCAAAGGTGACGGCCTCTGATTGGCAAGTCATCGACCGCGTTATCTGCGGCAGCGGCCACCTCTACGCCGCCGCGCCCGAACTGTTCGAGGCTTTGGAGGCTTTCTCGCGCGAATACGACGGGTTCGAAGACGGCAACGGCGATCCGTGCCCGATCCTGAAACAAGCCCGAGCCGCCCTCTCCAAGTCTACCGCCCAACAGGAGGGTCGCTGAGATGGGGGAGATCACCGCAATCGAATGGTGCGACCACACGTTCAATCCGTGGATTGGCTGCACCAAGGTCAGCCCGGCATGCGATCATTGCTACGCCGAGGCGCTGATGGATACGCGCTACGGTCGCGCGCGCTGGGGCGCTGGCGAGGACCGGGTACGCACCGGAGTTGCCAACTGGCAGCAGCCGCGCCGCTGGGACCGCCAGGCAGCGAAGGACGGGACGCGCCCGTTCGTGTTCTGCGCCTCTCTGGCCGATGTGTTCGACAACGAGGTCGAGCCCCTGTGGCGCCGCGACCTGTTCAAGCTGATCGAAGAGACGCCGAACCTCGTCTGGCTTCTGCTGACCAAGCGCATCGGCAACGTCCTGAAGATGACGGATCCCATGCGAGACGGGGTATGCCTGCCGCGTAACGTCGCCATCGGTGCTACCATGGTCACGCAGGAGGAATACGACCGCGACCGGATGAAGTTGTGGGAAGTGAAGCAGAGCCTGGAGCCGCTTTTCACCTTCGGATCGTTCGAACCACTGTTGGGCCGGATCACGCTCGACTGTCACGCGCCTGATTGGATCATCGTTGGCGGCGAGAGCGGACGCGAGGCCCGCACCATGGACGCGGAATGGGCGCGCTACCTGAAGCGCCAGTCCGCTGATCTTGGCCGCGTCTTCAACTTCAAGCAGATGGGCGGCCGCTCATCCGACAAGGGCGGTCACACGCTGGACGGAGAGACGTATTTCGCACGGCCTGTCGTTGCCCTCGCCAAGCCCCAACAGGTGCAGCCATGACCGCCCCCGAAGTGCTGGAGGATGGGGCGGTGGATTACGCCGCACTGGCTAAGATCGGCTACGAGGCGTCCTGCAACAAGAAGTGGGAGTGGGCTTCGCGCGGCTGTCAGATCGGGTGGACCGACGCCGTAAAAGCCATCGTCTCCGCCCTCCGCCAAGCCTACATCCGTGGGGGTGAGGCATGATCCGCATTGCTGATCTCTACAGTTGCGCGGGTGGCGCTGGCTATGGGTTTAAGCTGGCTGGCGCACACGTGACCGGCTTCGATATTAAGCCGCAGCCCCGATATGCTGGCGACGCCTTTGAGCAGCGTGACGTTCTGGCGATCTCAGCCGAGGAACTGCGCGAACGGTTCGACTTCATCCACGCCAGCCCGAAATGCCAAGGGCTGACGGAGCTGAACAACGACAAAAGCCGTCATCCGAACCAGATCCCCGCGACGCGCGCGCTGCTACTTGCGACGGGCCTCCCTTACACGATCGAGAATGTCCGCGCGGCCCGCCGTCACCTCATCGAGCCGGTTTCCCTCTTCGGCACCATGTTCGGTTGCCAGATGGTCACGAGCGCAGGCGAGACGTTTGTCCTTTCGCGCCATCGTCTGTTCGAGGCGAACTGGCCCCTCGTGGCACCGGAAGATCCTGGACCGGAAGGCAGGCCTATCGCCAATGTCTTCGGAGGACATCTGCGCGCGCGGTCGGGTAAGTATCGAACTGGCGGCAGCACTGGCCGAACCGTCGATTTCCCCGGCGAGGACCGGCCAGCCCTGGCGCGACAGTTGATGGGGATGCCGTGGGCAACGATGGCGGAACTGTCTGAGGCCGTGCCGCCTGCCTTCACCCGTTACATCGGTCGCCAGCTAATGGCCCACCTTCAGCCGCAGAGGAACGCGGCATGAGCGGGGTGAAGCATACGCCGTGGGAACACCCCGGCACCAAACTCTACGCCGTCTTTAATGGTCACTACTGGGACGTGTGCGTCGGACCGAACGAGTTCAGCCACACCGTTGGCTCTTGTCATCGGAACCGCCCTCTCGGCTACGACCTGGATGGCGCTGAGCGCTACGCCCGCCTGTTCGCCGCCGCGCCTGATCTGCTGGAGGCGTTGGAATGGCTGGTCGAGACGAGCGGCGATCCCGACAGCGCGCATCTTGGCCGCGCTCGCGACAACGCCACTTCGGTCATCGCCCGCGCCCGTGGTGAGCAGGACGGGGGTGGGGAATGAAAGTCCTCGACCTGTTCAGCGCCGCTGCCGGCGGTTGGTCGCTCGGCCTGCATCGTGCCGGGTTCGAAACCGTGGCCGCCTGCGAATGGATCGACTGGCGCCGCGCCCTCTATGCCGAGAACAATCCCGGAGTCCTGATCTATGACGACGTCCGCACGCTCACGGCGGATCGACTGCGAGCCGACCTTGGAGCTCTTCCCGACATCATCGTTGGGTCGCCTCCCTGCCAGGACATCAGCAGCGCCAACACCAAGGGCAAGGGCGTCGACGGCGAGCGGTCGGGCCTCTTCTTCGAAGCCATCCGCATCATCGGAGAGGTCCGCCCTCGTTGGATCGCTCTTGAGAACAGCGCTAATCTCCGAACTCGGGGCGCTGACGCCGTCCTCACTGCACTGGAAGACCGCGACTACGCCTGCTGGGCGACCGTGGTTCGTGCTGGCGACATCGGCGCCAACCATGAGCGTCCCCGATCGTGGATCATCGGGTGCGATGTCGAACAGCTTGCCGACGCCCCGGAAATCGGATGCGCACCATGGGCCGGAGATCACCAAGGCGAACACGCCTGGCTCAACGGGCGTCTCGCTGGTCACGACAATGGCGATGGGAATCCTCTCCATGCCTCGCGCCTCGGACGTGAAGGCAGGCGGTCACGGCGATACGGGCCGAATGGGGACGGTGCGACATCAGTTGCAGGTAGCGCAGGAAGCCCTGCCCACACCGACCAAGCGGGACAAGCGGATGGACCGCTGGTCGCCAGCCTACGACAGACGGAAGTCGCCGACGATGGACGCGGTGCTGGACGGCGCGCAGACGGGCAAGGCGTCCGACAAGTGGGCTTACGCCCGGCAGATCGCCTCGCTGCTTTCCAGCACCGGGCTGACTGGTCCCTCGATGACCTTGCCCGTCACATACGGCTGGATGATGGGCTACCCGCCTGGCTGGCTGAGCAACGCATTGCGGTCGGCGGTCCTCGCGGAACGTCTGCCGCTAGCCTCGTCGTCGAAGCGTTCGGCGACGCCGTCATCCCGCAAATCACCGAAGCCATAGGCCGAGCCATCCTCCGCGTTGAAGCGGCGATGGCGGCGGTCGCGCGTCCGGAAAGGATCGCAGCATGACCACCCCTCGCGTTACCGTGCCGGTTGACATGAAGTGCTCCAAATGCGGAGCGCGATCCGGCGATGACTGGGAGCAGTGTTTCGGCAGTTGCCCGATGCCGGGCTCACCTCACTACTCCGCAGCCCCCGCGCCGGAAGGCGGGGCGGTGAAGGGGCCGGGCGATTACACGATGTGCATTGCCGAGCCTCAAACATTCGAGAGGTTCCCCGCTCTGGCGTCTCACATTGAGCGCATGGCTGTCGGTCGCTCGGTCGGCTCGCTTATTGAATGGGACGCCTTTCTGCGCGAGCTGAACGCCGCCCTCGCCGCCCGCGAGGATGCGCAGCCGGTGGCTTGGACGGATCAGGAAAACATGGACGTTCTTCAACGTGGGCGCGGTGCTGCAACCATGTGGCCTACCGATCACGGAAAGACCACACCGTTCGCTCTCTACACCCACTCCGCCCCCGACGCGCTGCAAGCCGAACAGAAAGGCGGTGCGGCGTGAGCGCGTGGTTCAAGGATCGGCGGCAAGAGTTCATTGCCGCGACGCTCCGCCAGTTCGGACAAGTCCGGCGCTCTGACCTGGTGCGGGAGTTCGGCATTTCGCAGCAACTGGCAAGCGCGGACATTGCGACATTCCTCGCTTCTGAGGCGCCGCGCGTTCGATACGACGTGAGCGCCAAAACCTATGTCCTGGAAGACGACCTGGAAGCCGAACAGAAAGGCGGTGCGTGATGGGCGGGGAACAGCGCTGCTTCGACAGGCGAGGTATTCCGATTGAGCGCGGGGACATCGTGAAGGTGTTCCATTTCACCGGAGCGCGCCGAAAACGGCACTACATGTTCAAGCAATGCCTCGGGCTGAGCCGCTACCCGTCATCTCCCAAGGGATGGTCTGGCGTCTTCTTCTCGCACCTGAACTTCCGCGAGATCGGTGACCGCGACAACGGGCCGTATCACGAGACGCCAGGTGCATTTCTTTCCGATTACGAAATCGTCCAGTCGATCAAATGCGACCACGATGATCGTGACCGGCACCTGCAAGCCGAACAGGGGGCGAAGTGATGGCCGAACCCGAATACGAATACGACGACCGCGACGAAGGCGTGATCTGCCCGCGCTGCATGGGCGATGGGTCGGTGTCCTGCCATTGCGGCGGCGACCTGTGCGTCTGCGACAACTACGGCGAGCGCGATTGTCCGGTGTGCTTTGGCGATGGCGACGTATCGCGTGAGCGCGAGGCCCAATACCTCAGGGCCGAAGGCGAGGCGATGGCGGCCATCCGCGCGGCTTGGCCCACCCCCTCGGATAAGGAGGGCGGGGAGTGAGCGCGCCAGACATGACCGAACGGGAGCGGTGGGCCGAGGGCGAGGCGCGTCAGTTCGATAAAACTGCGGAAGCCATTCGCGCGAGCGGAGAAAGGTGGAGGACCATGAGCCCAAGCGCAGAAGCCATGAACATGGCCCAGGTCTGCTTCCTGAAGGCCGAGGCGTGGTCTGATGCCGCCATGTCCCTTCGCAAGCCGTATTTCGCGCGCCTCGAAAGGGAGCAACCTCAATGACCCACCCCCTCACCCCGCGCGAGAAGGTGGCGGAGATTGTCGATCCGCTGGTGTTCGAGTTGGCGGCCGCACTGGACAACGCTGAAGGCGAGCCTGCCGCGTTACGGCGCGACGCTACCGAGATGCGCGACATGCGGATGAGAGAGGCGTTCTCCAAAGCCGACGCCATCCTCACCGCCCTAGCATCCGGCTCCGGCGATCATGCGGAACTGGCGAGAGACCTCCGAGCATTTGAAGGTAGTGATGACCTGGGCAATGGCGACTTCACCGTCTGCGAATTTGCAGCTGACGCACTAGAAGCCCTCCTCGCAGAGAACGCGGCGCGGCGGGCTGAAAACGATGTGCTGGAAGTCGAGCGCATTGGTCTGCGGTCTGCGATCTTCGGCAGTCACGACTACGATCCCGGCCTTCGACACGTCAGCTTCATCGAGATGGCGCGCACGACCGAAGATGCTCGCCGAGGTGCCGTCGCCCGAGCCACCGAAGCAGAGCGCAAGCTGGCTGAGGCTGACAAGGCGTTAGAACTCGCAGCGATCCGGCTCGATGAAATCTATGAAGCCGCCGAGGTTGATGACGTCGCGTATCGAAACGAGGCGACTATCCACTCCATCAACGGCCTTGCAGGTGTGGCCCAAGCCGAAATCCGCACCTTCCTATCCAGCAAGGAGGCCGAACGTGGGTGAGGGTGTAACCACCAAGATGCGCCATCGGGTGCACACGGCATTCGAGGCTGATCCCAATAGCGGGTGCTGGCTGTGGACGGGGGCGATCAACGCTCACGGCTACGGCGTCATGAATAGCCGAGGCTACACTGTTTATGCGCATCGTCTGGCCTACACAGAAGCGCATGGGCCCATCGCTTCCGGCCTAGTGATCCGGCACCTATGCGACACGCGTTGCTGCGTGAATCCTCTGCACCTTCAGCCCGGAACGCATGCTGAGAACATGAGGGACAAAGCCAAGCGTGCGCTGCCGTGGCATGGCACTCGCTATCGCCGGTTCTCAGACGAGCAGCGTCAGCAGCTTGCGGCCATGGCGGGCATTCCCACCAAGCAATGCGCCCGGATCATGGGCGTCTCGCCCGACACTATTCGCAACGCGCGCCGAAAGGATCTGTCATGAATGACTACGCCGATTTGATTTGGCGGCTGGAGAACGGGGCGGATCGCTTTCTGAAGTGGACTTACAACGAGCCCTATTCCGGCGCTCCGGTCATCAGCATCCCGCGCCACCCAGACAACATCGACGCCCTCCTCACCGAAGCCGCCGCCTGCATCCGCGAGATGGTGGAGTGGAGGGACCGAACTAAAATCGCCTATGCCAAATCCAACGATCAGGTCTGTCAGTCCCTCGGAAAGGCGCTTGGCTATCCTTGGTTCAAGGACGATCAGGTAAACTTTCCTAGATCGACTGAAGCCGACGGCGTGTGTGTCGGTGAGCACGTGGCTGAGAGCATTGCCGACGAGGCGGCCAAAATAATTACCGAGACTACGCAATGGAGGGACATTTCGACGTTCACCGGCAGTGGTCAGAACGAAAGCGTCATGGTCGCCGTTCCGAATAGCGAAGGCGGGTTCATCGTCGGTGAGGCGTGGCGCTGCGTCATGGCTGAGGACGACGACTATCGAGGTCTCTCGGGATGGTGGTGGGCTGGTACAGCACCCGGCGATTACAACCACGACCCAATCCGCGACATGAACCACGGTGATCCCACCCACTGGCTCCCCCTCCCTCCAGCACCAGGAGCAGAAGCATGACCGTCATAAGCTTCAATCTGGACGATCAGGTTTCGGTCATAGAGACGGACGAAGCACCTTATCCCGGATGGGGATTCTCATGCGAGGGCGTCACCGTATCGTTCTCTAACGATGCGTGGTGGCGGCTAATCGAAAGCCTCCAGGAATGGCTAGGCGAGTGTCCGCACTGCGCCAAGCAGATCGGCTCAAAGCCGGAGGACACCACCCATGACCGCTGACCTGTCCGCCCTCATCGACGCGATAACGATCCCGGTCGGTTTGGTCGGTCTCTACTTCTGGATCAAGTTCTGCATCGCCATCATCCGCGCCAAGGCACAGGAGGGGTGAATGGCTCGATACGCCGCTGAAACATCCGTCTCCCAAGACCGCAGCCGTGCCGAGATCGAGGCGACCCTGAAGCGTTACGGCGCCACGTCGTTCATGTATGCGAGCGAGGTGACGGCGGCCATGATCGGCTTCCGCATCAAGGACCGCATGGTGAAGTTCGTCCTGCCGATGCCTGATCCGAAGTCGCGGGAGTTCACGCACACCCCCGCGCGCGGCACCCTTCGTTCGCCAGCCGAGGCCGAGAAGGCTTGGGAGCAAGCCGGGCGCCAACGCTGGCGCGCCCTCGCCCTGGTCATCAAGGCGAAGCTGGAGGCCGTCGCGGCCGGGATCACTACCATCGAAGACGAGTTCCTGGCGCACACCGTCCTGCCTGACGGATCGACCGTGGGGCAGTTCATGAAGCCCCAGCTAGCCATCGCCTATGAGCAAGGCTCGATGCCGACCACCCTTCTGCTCGGAGGGCCAGCATGACCCCGCTGATCCTGATCTGCGCCAACAACGAAGCCCGAGAGAGAGGAAGGGGGGTGTGGCAGTGAGCCGCGTTCCGACAGTCAGACGCACCGACCTGGACCGCAGCCTCGCCGCCCTGAAAGCGGCCGGGCATGAGATCGCAGGCGTCACCATCAAGCCGGGCGGCGAGGTCATGATCTTGACGGGCCAGCCCTCGACGGCCCACCAATCCGCTTCTGTGTCCGCTCTGGACGCGTGGCGGGAGCAAAGGCGTGGCCAGGGTGCGGCTTAAGGGCCTGAACCAGATCACCAAGAAGCGCGCGGACGGCTCCCGCGTGACCTACTGGTATGCATGGAAAGGCGGGCCGCGCCTTCCGGGCTCGCCTGGCTCCCCGGAGTTCATGGCGGCCTACAACGCCGCCGTGGCCGAGCGGAGGGCGCCGAAGACTGACACGCTGCGCTCGCTGGCGATCCTCTACAAGCAATCGCCCGAGTACGACGCCCTGGGCGACACCACCAAGCGAGAGTGGACGCGCTGGCTCGACGTCATCATGGACGACAGCGACGCGCCCTTGGCTATCGGCGGCCTACCCTTTGATGCGCTGGACGACCGCCGCGTGAAGGCCGAGATATTGGCCTGGCGTGACCAATGGGCCGACCGGCCCCGCAAAGCCGACTATGGGATCCAGGTGCTTTCACGGGTGCTGTCATGGGGGATGGATCGCGGCCTGCTGGCGCTCAACGCCGCGGCCGGGATCAAGCAGCTCTACACGAGCAATCGAGCCGATCAGATATGGACGGCCGAAGAGATCGAGAGATACGCCGCCGCAGCCAAATCCCCCGAGGTAGGATTCATCGTCCGGCTTGCTTGCCATACGGGCCTGCGCCGCGAGGACTTGGCCTCCCTGTGTTGGTCGCACGTCGGAGACCTCGCCATCGTCAAGGCGACGAAGAAAAGCCGTGGGAAGAAGACAGCCGTCATCCCCCTCCTGGACGACACCAAAGCCCTGCTAGAGGAAATCCGCGCTCAACAGCGCCGGCGCCATTCCGAACTGGCCGACAGCGCAGCCAAGAAGAAGCGGCCCGCTCCGGTCGAATGCCTGACGGTTCTGTCCAACACGCGCGGTAAGCCCTGGAGCCTGGACGGGCTGGAGCATCAGGTCGTGGACGCCAAGGCCGCCGCCGGGATCAACAAACACCTGCACGACGCGCGCGGGACCTTCGCCACCCGCCTCCGCAGAGCTGGTCTGACTGCCGCCGAGATCGCGGACATCCTCGGCTGGGAAGAGGATCGAGTGCAGCGCCTACTAGCGGTTTACGTCGATCGGGACAGCATCGTCATGGAGATCGCGAACCGCATCCGGCGGAACGAAACGGCGACAGATTCTCCCAACTAGCTCCCAACTGCGTCTTCCGCGTCGGGATGGAGAGGGCGTAAGTCATTGAAATGATTGGAGCGGGTAGCGAGAATCGAACTCGCGACATTCAGCTTGGGAAGCT